GAAAGTGTATCAGACAAGTCATTAAAATAACCAGCTGCACGAACTGCTGTTTGAGCCTCTGTTGTTGTGTAAACATACATTGCTGGAGTATTCCCAGCTTTTGCTTGTCCACCTATTGGACCAAAATCATCTCTTACGAAAGCCATATTCCTACTCCCTTGTTGTAATTTGTGTTAGACCATCACTATCTACGACAACTGCGCCAGCCGAAAACATTGAAGCCACTAAAAATGAGGTTTTTTCTGCTATGTAATCAACTCTACTTGTTTGATTCATACCAATCCCCATACCAATAGATGAACTGTGGAAAGCATAAACAGGTCTATCACTAGAACCATCTATAGCTAGTCCTCCTTCATCTCTATCACCAATAGTAACAATATTAAATCCTAAGAATTGTGATAACTCTCCTGTTGCTAAAGATTTTACAGTAGAGAAATCAGAACTTGTTACTGTTGTGGAACCAAGTAAATCAGATAAACTGTTTGCATGGATTAACAAAGTACGACCTTCTGCTGGAACGTTCTTTGCATCTAATGATTTTTTAGCTGCTCTTAGTTTACCTAAATTTAAACCACTAGCACTTCCTGATGAACCATCTTCAGCTACAGTATTTGCGATTGTTGTTCCTGGACTACCAGCTACAATAGCATCAATTAATACCTGGTCCATTCTTCTAGCAATAGCATTACTTACTACCTGGACTAATTCACTTCTTTCCTGGAAGTTAATTCTTTGCTGATGAAATATATCAGTATATTCTGCTGCAATAAAATCTGTCATACTTGCAGATACATTACTGTAACTAATATTTAATGGTGTTACATCTGTTTGTGGTGTTCTTACTTGTGCTTGTCCTTTTCCAATTTTTTGAAAACGAACTGTACTTCCTACTACTCCTGTTCTTTCTCTTACAAGACCAGCTAATGCTCTAGCACCTTGATAGGCTTGTTTTACTTCAGAATCAAAGAGAGTAATAAAAGCGTTACTTACATTTAAAGCCATAATTGCTCCTTATTAAATTAAAAAAAATAAAACGCATCTAGTTATCCTATTGGGCTAGTTACTTGTACTATGTACCAATTAAGCTGGGGTTTCCCTTGTCAGCTATTTTTAAACTATAAAAAAATATAATGTAGTGCAAGTATGGTACATACTAAAATATATTAGTACGTAACGTATTGTTAGTAACTTTCTCCGTGAATTTCATATACGTGCTTTTCTACTTTTTGCGTATAATCAGAATCTTTGCCGTATCTATCATCCTTCATCATTTCTCTAACTTCATCCATAGTAATCTTATTACCTTCTACTACTGTAGCTGATGGTATAGTTTTTTCTCCATAACTTCTACGTATTTTATTTAATGCAGAAATAAATAATGCATTTGTAGATGCGTTTGCTATGGCTTCTTTTTCTTCTGTAGTTATAGTATTAGATGTATGAAAACTTGTTAACCAGGTATCCATATTTTTTATTATGCTATCTGCATTTCTACCTAACTTACTCATCTCGTCAGAACGTTTATACTGTATTTCTTGTTCTACTAATCCTTGTTGTTTCATATAAAAATTAAATAATTTTTCTACTACTTCCTGGGACATATTTTCTTCTTTTGCTATTTCTAAAAAATCTTGCGTCATATCATCTTTTGTAATTTCTTCATAGTTTTCTTCGTCAATCTTTTTTATAAAATCTGTATTATACTTGCCATCCTTTGGCGCTTTATGTTTACCCTGAGACATTTTTTCTCGTAGATTATTGTAGCTTTTTGCTAACTCTTCTACATTTACTTCTGATTTTTTTTCGTCCCAAAATTGTTCAGGTACTTCTGCTGGTTTTGTTTTTGGTTCTACTTGTTCTTTTACTTCTTCTTGTTCTTTTTCAATGTGAGGCGCTTCACTAATGTTTTCCTCATCTGTTTTAATTTCTGTTTCTGTGCTACCAAGTAATGGTTTATTTTCTTCAACTTGTTCTGTATTTTCTGTTTTATTTTCTTCCATAATAATTTACCTTTCTTAATCATTGATTTCTTACTCTATCTAATTTTTGTACTAATTCTCTAACTATAGAATTTTGTCCTTCTCTAATATATCCATAACTTGCATCTTCACCAGGATAGAAACTAGGCTGATCTAATGTTTTCTTTTTTAACCAGGCTAATAATTTTTGTCCATCTGATGTAGATAATACTTTTGCTACCAGTTTATCTTCTTCTGATAATGGTTCTGTTACTATTTGTGGTTCATTGTGTAGGCTGTCCCACGACATTTTCTGCTACCTCCTGTACTGCTGTATTACCTTGTTGCTGCGCTTGCATTGCTGTTTGTGTTAGCTGTTGGACAATAGCAACTCTTTCTTCCTTGGAGTGTAGTATGCTACCAGGTATGCCTAATTTATCAGCTATGTAATCTATTGCGTTATCCTGGTTGATTGCTACTTGTCCAACTTGACCAACACTTTGCACTATTTGCATAAACTGTATGACGCTTTGTAAATCATCCATATTTTGTGCTAGTGCTAATGGAGATTGTGGTACTACTTTTACGACTTTACCATCAATCTTTACAGGTAGCTCTATTATTTTTTGATCTGCCATTACCTGTAAAACTCTTGTAACTATAGGTATTAATGCCTCTGTTATTAATCTACCAAAAGCAGAGCCTAAGTTTTGTGCTAATTCTTTTTGTTTCGCTACAATCTCTGTAGCACTACGAGCAGACATATCGTCTGGTGGTAATCCGTCATCTAATAATTGTTTTTTTATACTATCTTGTAAGTCTTTCATAGTAATCTGTCCTACGTTAAAATCTGATGAGCGCTGTAATGGTTGTAAACTAGGACCTTGTGCGCCTCCGTTTGTAGCTACAGATATAACACTACCAGGCTTAATAGATATATTTTGTGGATTAAGTATGCCGTCATCTCTAGCTGTGTATACACCAGCTATAGCTAGACTTGCATTTTTTAATATAAATTCTTTTACTTTATTTAATGTTTTTATGTCTGATATACAGCTTACTAATGGTCCTCTTCCCATAACTTCTCCAGCGATCTTGCTGTAACGACATACTACCCAAGGACTGTGTTTCATTTTTCTGTATACTAATTCTGTAACAGCCTGATTTTTGTTTGCACTTTTGTGCAGCAGATGATAACAATACTCTCCTGTTTCTGGTATAAATATTGTAGCTTCAACTAAGTCATATTCTTTTGCGTGATCTTCTTCTATAGCCTTCATCATCTCATCTGTAAGAACAGCATCAGACCATTGCTGCTGTATTACTGAACCACGTATTTTATGTTTACGATATACATTGTCAACCTTACCATAAGGACCTTCTTCTAATGCTACTAGGTATTGTGGCACAGCCTCAAAACGTAATGGTACCTCATCATCTCCAGGCTGTATTAGCATTACTCCTGTACCTACAGCTAAATCTAAAAGCATTTCAGACATAGATAAATCAAAATTAGTTTGACGTATCAATGTAAACATTTGTTCTGTATATACATCAAGCGCTGCTTGTAGTTCTTGTTTTTGTCCAGGCTCTAATTCTTGTTTTGCATTATCACCTACAATTAATCTACACCAGCTGCGATACGGAGGAAACAAAGACGACTGTAATCTGTTTGCAAATCTTTGTGTTGAATAAATAGCTGTTGAATCAAAAACCCTTTTAGTTTTATTTTGTCCTGGTGTTTTTGTTTCGTAATATCCTGAATATAAATTGCGCTCAGGCAATGCATATTCATAACATTCTTCGTAAACATCTCGCCAATTTTCTTTTTTAGCGTATGCTTTCTCTGCTCTTTTTAATACTATTTCTGGTTCTAATCTATATTCCATATTAACCTAATGTATCTGAGCCACCTAATCCTAGACCAGCATCTTCTCTTTCCTGAGACAGTAACATACGTAAACCACCTTTACGTCTTGCTCTCATACTAGATTGTAACCTTCTTTGCTTGTCTATTTTTTCTTGCCTTAATCTTGCTGATTCTCTGTCCTGTGCAGATGTATCTGGTCTTGGTGGTGGTTTTGGTCTTGAAAATATATTACCCATATAAACGTCCATATACATAAAAGTTATCTTGTACAGGAGAATATTTTTTTAACAAACCCTCTTGTACAAATTTACAATACTCTGCATACCTTATAGCACGTTTATTATCTTGCTGTATATACATTTGTAGCCTATGTAGTCCCATTACAGAACCAATACCCACAAATATGTGTTTTGTTACTCTAGCAAATGGTACAGTATTAGTACGTATATCTGTGTCAACCAACATCCAGGCTTCAGCAACTCCTTTCCATAATGGTATAAAACCAAAACAAACTGTTGGTTTATCATTTACTGTTACTGTAGCAGAGTGTCCCATCTTGGATTGTGCTACAAACCAATCTTTGTAATCTTTTATATTGTTCATTAAATGTGATTGGTATTTATCTAATTTTAAAAAATTTATATGATGTGCTGTAAATGGTATTGCTTTGGCATAATATGGTAACTTTTCTTGTATTAATATATTAAAAGACATCAAAATCACACTTTGCTATATTGACTTTTGTAAAGTTTTTATTGTGTTGTCCTTGTACTAATCTTCTATGTTCTCCTCCTCCTAGTAATAAATATCCGTAAGCATCTCCTATATGTGAGTGCATATTTTTATTAGGTACGTCTCGAAATCTATCTGTTCCTCCTGATATACCTACTCTTTTAAAATGGTATCCACCGGCTAATGATTTTATTAACCTTCTGCATCTAGCATCTATTTGTAATGCTGCTTTACCTTCTACCAATCTTGTCATTGGACTAGCGCCAGCTGTACGTCTAACTTTAAAATCATTACTTGCTGTTGGTCTTGCATTTAATCCAAGGCTGCGCAAATGGTCAAAACTTGTTACCTCAAATATCTGATCTCTAGCACTACCAGCTGGGTCTCCCCATATCATAGGCTCTAACTTATCAAACCTAGTATTTAATTCATACAATAACATTTGTGCAAAACGCTCTAGTCCCATATCTTCAGATACTATCTCATACAGTATATGCCATTTACCACTACTGTAACGCTGTCCAAAAACGGCAGCTGGTGTAAGACCAAAGTCTAAACCTATTTGTATAGGTAAATTTTTATCTACCTCTATAGCATCTACTACCATAGCCGTAGCGTCAAACTCTTCCCATACTGATTTACCTTCTTTAACATATACATATTGACCACCAACATAACAGCGCAGCCAATCTAATTCTTTGCCACCTAATTGCTGCTCATAATATCCTTGTGGTAAATTTTTTACATTTTCTGCTTTGTCGTTTGCTATCCAATATTTACCACCAGCCATTATAGCGTCCTCAGAATATCCTGTTTCTAACATACCTCCAGGTTGTTTATAAAAATTCCATTTGTATTTTCCTTTTATTGGTTCTTTCTCTGCTAAATTATGCCACCAGGAATCTGAATCAGGTGGATTGGTGTCTGCCCATATACCTCTCCATTTACATCCACCATTAGACTTTGTAGGAAAACGTCCTACTCTGTGTGTCAATCCTTGTACAATAGACAATGGTAATTCTCTAGCTTCATTTACCCAGGCTCCTGTTAATTCTAATGACAATAGTTTACGTACATCTTTAGGCTGGTCTAATGCCAGGAATATAACTTCGCAATCTATACCAGCTATATCTCCTCTAGGTGGTAATTTTAAATGATGCGTTAATGGTGGGGACCAGCGCATTGCTCCCCATTGATTTTCAGGAAATATCTCTAGCCAGGTTTTTATTGTCGTAGTACGTAATTCAGGATAACTATTTCTAACTACAACAAAACGTGAATATTTTATATTATCTTTAGGACTAGCTACTTGTTTTACGGCACGTAACATTATTTCAGATGCGCAAGCATACGACTTACCTGAGCCTACAGGACCTAGCAAACCACGGAAAAATGCATTATCATTTAAAAACTTCCATACAGTAGGCTGGTTACTAAAATCTAAGTTTAATCCTTCTATAGCCTCTTGTTTTAGATTTCTTTTTTTTCTATTAGTGAAATCTCTTGCAGCTTGCCTTCTCGCCATCATCAATCCTTATTATTTCTATCTCGTGTCCTAATGCATTAAATATTCTATCTATAGTATCAAAGTTACCTATGGTTACTCCACTTTCTATCTTGCCTATGGTATTAACACTTACATCACAGAGTTCTGCTAAGTCAGATTGTGTAAGTCCTCTTTCTGTTCTTAACTCTATAATTATTATTTGATGCCAATATGCTTTTCTCATTTTTTTATTTTTTTATAACATTCCTCACAGTAAAATTTAAATTTATAATAATGCGCTGCTGAATTATCGCAAAAACTGCATTGCTTGTAATGTATAAGTTTGCGCCAATAACTACTTGTATTATCCTTTTGTATTACCTTTTTTTTTGCCATCTCTTTTATATATCTTATATATCGTATATTTTAAATCTCTATCTCTAATTCTGCAAAAGAAAAAATCTTCTAGTTCAGGTCTTGTTGGTTTTCTATTCGATACAAGTCTAATAACTATTTCGTAGTTATTCATTTTCCTCTACCTTCACATCTTCTATATCAGGACCTTTTATATTTATACCGATAACACTTGGTCGTCTATCATCTGCTACATCATCTAGCAAGCCGTGATGCTTTGCTAATAAACGTAGCGCTGCTAACTTGTCGTGCATTTCTATTTCTACGCTAGTGCCATACTTGCCAGGAGTAGATTTTATTTTTTTAATTGTTTTGGTTATAGCATTAGAATTAGGCATATCTCTTAAATGTACCTGTCCGTTATCCCAAAATATAAAATTAGTTATATCACTATTAGCAATCGATTCTAATTCTTTACGTACCTCTTCTTTCTGTTGCTTTGTTCCCTGATCTAATAGTTCTCTTGCCTTGCGTATCTTAATAAAGTCTTTTGTCATTCATTGCCTCCTTAATTAATTCCTCTAAATACCAGCGTGCTTTGCGTAAATCCTCTACAGGTTCTGTCTTATACCTGTATCTCATTGTATACTTCATAATGTTCCCACGTAGATAGCCTTGGTATTCGTCCCTGGTCATAGAGTTTTTTATTACCTGTATTGATTCCCATTCCGTTTGCTTATAGTGTGATGGACTTTCTACTGGGTCGTGTTCTAAAATTTTGTGAGATACACCCATAGCAGACGCTGGGGGGTGGGGGGAGGGGATGGTGCCTGTATTTTTTTTGCGTTTGTTGTCTGTCATAATCTAATCGAACCTTTGCATTGTGTAAATATTAGTCTAATCCTGTTTTTTTTGCTACTTCTTTTATAGTTATAGGTACCTTGCCCTGGTCTTTTAACATAGCAGCTGTCAGTTTTTCTGTGGCTTGCAGTAATTGACCAGGCTTTATACCTTTTTTCAGGTAATATTCTGCGTCAATCAGGTAGTTGTTAGGGTCCTTGTAGATAGAACTCGCCCTTTCGATTCCTGTACAAAATGCTTGTGCGATACTTAAAATAGCCAATTTATTGTTTTCTGTTCCCCTAGAACCCCTACTATTATGCATAACAGCCTGTTTGTCCTCTGGGTACTCTTCTGCTATCTGTGGTCTTGGTGCGTAAAACTGCTCCATTGTTGGTAGCTTTGTCTTTTTACCTTCATATAATACCTGGTATCTGTTGGTACTGTACTTGGATTTTCTAGGCTTTCCTTTCAGCTTGTAGTCCTTTTGCTGTAGCTTTCTTATGTATCCCAAATTAATTAGCCTGGTAACGTGGAAAGATATAGTCTTTGGTGTTCTGCTTACGTGCCTTCCTAATGTTATCCTGGAAGGAAAGCAAATACCATATTTGTTAGTGTGTAAACATATTGCAGCCAAAACTCTCAGCGTTGTATGATGCATATAATCGTCTTGGACTGCTCTTGCTGGTAATACGCTGTATAACCTAGTCTCTGGTTTGCTTTGTACTATTACAGGCTTGTTGCTCCTCATTTTATAACCTTACTCTTTGGAAATGTTGATTTAATATCAAGTATTGTACCTGGTACAAACTTAACTAACTCCTCAATACTCATAACAATGAATCCCTGTGTATTCTGTGGTCTAGGTCCTTTGTATATCATCAGCTGTTTGCCTGATGGATGACCTATCTGCCAAAACTCCGTCTTTGTATCCTTTGCTATGTTGTCTAGTGCTTTGTATCCTCTTATTAGTGCCTGTCCAAATCTATCCATATCTAAAGCATTGTTACTGCTTATTGCCTTATCAAACTTTTCCTTTGCCCTGGTAAACTTTGCAGCTAAATCCTCAGGGACTAATTCTAATAACCTGTCAATGTATCCATATTTTTCTTCCATCTGTACAGCTACCTGGTCAACCTGTTTTATTATTTCACGATTCATAATGTACTACCTTTCTGGACTACAGGACATAGTACAGGACATCCTAGGGAAGTGTCCTGTCCTGTCCCTCCTGGGACATTGTCCTGGCTATTGTCCCATTTACTCGTCATACCAGCTTTTCTCCTGTTTTTGTGGGACATTTTGCTTTTGTCCTGGTTGTCCCATAACCTCCCAGACATAGTCCTGATATTTCTCTACCTTTCCCAGCTGCAATAGACCCTTTGCGCTCCTGGCAAATGCCTTTCTCTTCGCCTCTATACTGTCGCTTGCTGTAATTGTTCTGTTGTATGCATACTGTCTCCAGGTTTTCTCCAGGACTGCTGGTCCAGGTACTTTTCCTCCAGGACTTACAGGCTGGTCCTCCATTGCCTCACGTAATGCAGCCAACAGTTCCTTCTGCGCCAAGGTTAATTTGTCCTTTTTATTGTATTGCTTGTCGCTGATCTTAAATACTAAGCTGGATTCATCCCCTAGTTCTAGTTCGTCTGTGTATACTTGATACGTCTCAAATACTACAGGCTCCATAGCTTCAGCATCCTTTTGTTTTTCTGTTACCATTGCCACAACCTTGTCCAACCTTTCTACCTTCAGGGATACATCTACAGCGCCTATCAATGCTGTTGACCCTCTGGCTCCTCTGTCTCTGTCCTTGCCAGAATGATGTATTGGTATTACGGCACAGTTAAAAGTATTTCTAATATTATCCATTTGTTTTATTGCCTCGCCTATATCCTGTGCGCTGTTCTCGTCTCCTGATAAACACCGGGCAACAGTATCAAATATTACAAGTTTAACCTGGTCTTTTTTTATTTTGTGTATTGTGTCTACCAGGTTTGTCATCTCTTCTTCGCTTAAAAAGCCTACAGCTTGAGGTATAATATGGCACGGCGCTTTAGCCTCTATCCCATAGTATTTATGCCAGGCTTGTAGTCTCTTACGTAGTCCTCCTACACCTTCACCAGCTATGTAAAAAACCTCGCCTTTTGTAAGCTGTTTTCCGTGCCATTCCTTGCCGTGTGCTATGTGTAGTGCCATATCTAAAGCAATAAATGTCTTACCACTTCCTGGCGCTCCGTAGATCATAGCCATTGAGTTTTCTGGTATATAATCCTGTATTAACCAAGGTACAGGCTCCATATTAATAACTTCCTGGATGCTCATAATTGGTATTGCTGTTATTGGTTTATTAGATAATACTTTTGTATCCTCTACCAACTGTAACAAATCTTTTATCGTGTGATCTTGCAGCCAATCAAAAACGTCTCCTTTTGGTTTTACTCCAGGTAAATCTATTACTTTTATTGTCTTTGCTTTCTCCTGTAAGCTGCTTAATATTACTCTTGTATGTTTCTTTCCTGGTTCGTCATTATCAGGAATAATTACAACATTTCTACCTTCCAGGTATTTGCTGTGTTCTTTTGTCCATTTGCCACTTCCTCCACTATTGCAAGTAGCTAATATTCCCAGGCTTTCTAATCTTTGTACGTCCTTTTCACCTTCTACAATATATACAGGTTTATCAGGATTTTTATGTATTTCAGGTAGCTTATAAGGTAGCAATGTTACACCTTGTAGGTTCCATACTGTTCTTCCGTTTACCTGTTGGCGCTGCCTAAATGTTTTAGGCTCGTAACGTACTACCTGGTATATTGTGTTTCCTTGTTCGTCCTGGTAATCGTATATAATTTCTTTGTTTGTATGAAATGTAGATTCGAAATTGTCCTTCAATTCCATTGGTAAACCTATCACATCCTCCAGGAATTGTGCTACGTCCACATCAGGTAATTGTGATTCTATTAAATCTACCACTCCTCCACCTTTCTCAGTTTCAAAACAGTACCAGGTACCAGCCTGTAAGTCTACTGTCTTTGACCCCTGAGAGCCGAACCTTAATTCTGTTTTTGTTTCTTTGCTCGGCTCTCCCCAGAAATGTTTTGCAACGGCAGCAATATTAGCTGACCATTTCGACAATTTTAAAACTCCAGGTCGTCTTGTAGTTCTGGTTCTGGTTCTGGTTTCTGCTCATCTTTTGGCATATCTACCCAGCCTGTTAACTTTAATGTAGGTACAGTTACGCTATTGTCTCCGTATTTAATAACCTCTGTTCCTACGTATTCTATAACAGCGCCCTTGCCTTTGTTCTTAACTCTTTCTTTGCTTATATCTTTCCAGACATTCTGTAATGCATCTCTGCTTGCTCTTTGATTGGTCATCCAATCCCTCCAGCCTGTCTCTGGCGCTCCGTGTTTAGTTGATAAATATATGCTAATACAAAATGCTTTTTTAAAACCTTCTTTCAGATCAGTTTTTATATCTGGTCTTGCGTTCCATTCCCAGACAGGTGCCGTAGCTGCTGCAAGTTTACCTTGTCCTGTTTTAATGCTTTCAGGGTCCATTATAAACTTTTTTATATCACATTCTGTGCCGTCTATATCCCAGGTTTCTTTCTGCGCTTTCCACGCAATGTATTGTACGCTTTCGCTGCCTAAATCTAAATCCATTATTCATTCTCCTTTTTATTTGTAATTGTTTTAGCACTTTTAATTATTACTTTACTTGCCTGGTCATAGGGTGCAAGACTTTTACGTAACAAATCATCTACTATTGATGATTCGCTGCGCCTGTCCTGGACCTTTTTTTTTCTTAATAGTTCGCATACGTCCTCTGAAAGTCTTAAATGTTTCTCAATTATTTTCATTTTTTTTTCCCTGTTTTCTGCACCTTTGCAAGTTTTTTTAAAAAAAAGTACCATTTAGGTCTTGACATAGTACCATATAGGTATTATATGTAAATTGAAAGATAAATGAAAAATTCAAAAAACATAAACCAAACAAAACAGAAAGGAGACAATATGCAAAAACTATCAGACATATTAAACAACGTTATAAAGAAGGAAGAAAAGAGAAGAGATAAAACAGTATATAACAACAAGCCTGATGCGATTACTTCGATAAAGACTTACGAAATAGACGAGAACGGAAAAAGAGTTTTAGTTACAGAAGATAAACCAGAAGAAAACAAACAATACTTGCTCGTAGGTGGAGAAGGCACAAAGAGTATAGCCAACGGAAATACCTGGGCAGAATCAGAAATCAAAAACAATAACCAAGGAGGTGCTTAATGGGTACATGGCATATAGACATAAATCAGTTAAAGAAAGTTTTAACTAAACCAATAAAAACTAAAGATGGCATAGATAAGCTGGGAGAAGGTTTAGGAGATGACCAATTCTATGACTACTTAGGTTTATTAGAAGATACTCTACCAAAAGATACTATCATTAATGATAGAGTTATTAAATGGCTTAATGAACCAGAGAATAGCTATAATGACCAATGGCTAGATGATGCAGATGTAGACGAAATCAAGGCTAACAAAGTAACTGACAAGTACGAGGAACCTACTTCAAGTCCTAGTCTCTTAGAAAATATTGAAAACGCAATAAAAAAGGGAGGTGCTTAATGAAAAAAACATATTACACATTGTTAAGAGAAAACCAAGACCTTAGAAAATATATTAAGGAATTGGAACAAAGCATAGACGATAAAGACAAGAAACATATGGAATATGTTTATAAAGTAGAGGACCAAAAAAAATGGTTTGAAACGCATCAAAAACTACAAGCTACAGTTCTTAATCAATTACAAACAAAAATTAAACAGTTAGGAGGTGCTTAATGAATGTAAAAAAACTTGGCTATGATGCTGCAAAAGCCTATCAGACATACTTGATAGGTAAATTAATGAAATACGACAGCTTAGATGATTTTGAAAACAAAATGTTAGATGACTTGGCAAAATACCTTAAGTCTATAGGAGACCCAAGCATTGCAAAATTTAAAAATAAAAAAAGTAACGTTTAGGTCTTGTAATTGTCCCATAGCAGTACCATATATAAGTTAGGAGGTAAAATGCAAAAAACAAAATACGCAATCATCAATAAGCAGATAGCCGACATACTAGCAATAGCCAGACAACATATTGACGTTACAAAAATAGACCTCGGCTGGTACGGAGAAAGAACTTCCAACCTTCCTGTTCTTTTAACTAAACACTTTGCTTGTTTCGATAAAGAGCCTTTACAGCAAAACAACGTTAACAAACAATTCTGGGATACATTCGACAAGCAGCTGGTTGTAAAAGTTAACAGAAACCAAAGAGGCGCAAGAGGTGGCAGAGACAGATACGGCAGACCTTTTATCTCACTAGGCACTAGATACCTTACTCCTTATGGTGGCTGGAACTACAGAGACCCACAAACAGGTATTCCAACACAAAGCGCAATAGACACAGTAAAATATGCTAGAGGTAAACATCTAAACAAAAACAGCAACGATTACAAATGGGCGCTGATCGCTAACAAAACAATGCAAGGCTGGTATTGTGATAACGAATACGCCAGCATCAGCAAGGACCCAGAAATAGGCTCTTACTTTTCTAAAAATTCAGACTACAGAATACCACTAGCGATTGTACTTTGCCACGAGATAGCACACGCAATAGACTACGCAATACACAGATGGGGAAACAATCACCAGAAACCCTGGCAAGACATTTACAGAATACTTAGAAACCATTATGTAAACAATCTAGCTTGTATCCAGGACGAACCAAAAGAAAAACCAAAGCCTACAAACATAATAAGATTTACACCAAAGAAAACAAAAAGCAAAATTACAGCAGTACAATTAGACTTATTCAAATCAACATACAAACAATCGGAGGTAGCATAGTGAAAGAAAAACAATTTTTAATGGATACAAATAAAATAATAGATAAAGTATCAGAAATGCGCAGAGCAGCTGAATCCATAGACGGAGATATGACGGACCCAAAGACATTGCAAAAGATAAGAGAAACCAGCAATTTAATCAGTTTATATTCTACAGATATTATTCAGGGATTACTTGCAATAGAAAAAAAATATTATGGACCATTAAAAAAAGGAGGTAAATAATGTACGTAGCATATTACAGAGTTAGTACAGACAAACAAAGCCTGGGACTAGATGCACAAAAAACAGCAGTAGAAAATTATATCAAGACAAGAGGTGGTGAGATCGTCCAGGAATACACAGAAAAAGAATCAGGAAGTAAGACAGACAGGGACAGACCACAATTAAAACAAGCCTTAGATTATTGCGCTGCAAAAAAAGCTACATTGATTATAGCTAAACTTGATAGGCTTGCTAGGAATGTAAGATTCTTAACTAAAATTATGGACAGCAAGGTACAGTTTGTAGCTTGTGATGTTCCTACTTGTGATAACCCAGCTACAACCAGGATGATATTTACCATCCTGATGTCGGTTGCAGAAACAGAACTAGAGCAGATAAGAGACAGAACAAAAAAAGCATTAGCAGAAAGAAAGAAACAAATTGCAGAGCAAGGTTATTTTGTAAAGACAGATCAATACGGCAACCAGAAAAAAGTAACCAGGTTAGGCGCTCCTAATGCTAAACAAAATGCGCAGCTAGGAACACTAGCAATAAAAAAAAGAAGTATGAGAGATGCAGTTAGAGTTTGCACAGAGGTTAAGAAGATCAAAGAATATGCTGTTAAACCATTAAGAGAAATAGCGAAGGAGTTACAAGCTAGAGGAGTGCCACCAATAACAGGTAATGCCTGGATAGGTACAGACAGCAACGGAAACGTAGTTAACAAAATAAGTAGTTTAAGAAACATAATGATAAAAGGAGGAATCTATGCCTAAACTAATAAAATATGCTAGTATAAGTATTTTAACAACATCAGCGATATGGAGTATTTATATATTGCTGCTTAACATATTACAAACAACGGAGAAATGGGGATGGTAGGAAAATTAACAGACGACACAAAACTTAGCTGTAGCCAGCTTACACCATTTATAACAACAAATCCTTATACGACAAAAAATACAGTATTACAAAATTGTATTGATGCAATGGATAACAAGTATATTAGAAAAGAGGCTGAGGATTACAGCGCTATGTATTGGGGTAATAAAGTGGAAGATGATATTCTTTTAGCTTGCTTACATAAGCTAGGCATAGACGGAGATATAGATATACAAGAAAAAGTGCAGCATAAAACTGTACCATTACAAGGTAGTCCTGATGGCATAGGATTTGGAAACGACAAAACTATAAAAGAAGATAAAGAAAATTTTATATATACACCAGAGGGACCTGTTAAGTTATTAGGTAAAGGTATTATTGAGGCAAAACTTACAAGTGCTAAACCTACAGAAAAACCTGATATGCATAGAGGAGTAGTCCAGGCTCAGGGATTAATGCTTTGTACTGATTATGATTGGTGCGCTATTCCTACGTTATATGGTGGTATAAATTTAAGAATATATTTATATAACAGAGATATACAAATGCAGAAAGATATTATAAGCGCTGCAAAAACTTTTCAGGAAAAACTTGATACGTATAAAAAAGAAAAGGTTGTTGATTGGTATGATATAGAAAATCCTTTTGATGGTAGTAATACATACAATGAGGACGAGGGACTACCACCTGTTAAAATACACGAAGAGGATATAGACGTAGCTAAACAATACTTGCAAGCAGTAGATGATATAAAAAAAGCAGAGAAAAAAAAGGATATTGCTACAGCTTATTTTATGTCAAAAATGGGTAATCATAAATATGCAGAAGGACAAGGATATAAAATTACCTGGCGAACCAATCCAGCTAAGAAAGGTTACTATGTTGACAGTAGACCAGCTGTAAGAAGTAAATCAATAAGTATTAAATTAAAATGATTTACGAATATACAGAAGAAGATAATAAACCTAAATGCAAACTATGCGATAACCAGGCTGATATACGTATGTATGATACAGACAATTATTGCAAGTATTGTTATATAAATTTTGTCTTAGAACCAGACGAAAAAAACGATTACGGAAAAGGAAAGATATGACTAAAATATATTACACACCAAAACAAAAAAAAGTATTTGATTTTATAAAAAGCTACACAACAAAAAATAATTATCCACCTACGTATGAAGAGATAAAAAGATATATGAAATATAAAAATGTAGGTACTGTTGCACAAGCTGTAAATCATTTACGCAACAAAGGGTATATATCTTTTACACCTGGGGTACCTAGGAGTATTAATATTTTACAAAAATAATTATGGATGATTAACAAAGGTTTATTTTCTAGCAACAGCAACGAATGGTACACACCAAAAGATTTGTTTGACAAGTTGGACAAAGAGTTTAATTTTACACTAGATCCTTGCTGTACAGAGTTATCTGCTTTGTGCAAGAAATTCTATACA